ACAACACAATCAGATAGTCCGATGACAAAAGTAGATAGATCTACATATGCAGGATTCTCAAACAAATTATCTAAAGGAACACCTAATCAGTATTGGGTAGAAAGATTTATAGACAAAGTTACAATACATATCTATCCAACACCAGATTCAACCAATGCATCTAAAGATATGCATTTCTTTTTTATAAAAAGAATACAGGATGTTGGGGATTATACAAACGCAACTGATGTACCATTTAGATTTGTGCCTTGCATGGTATCAGGACTTGCATATTATCTAGCACAAAAATATCAACCGCAACTTATTCAAGCCACAAAATTAGCTTACGAGGATGAGTTTGCAAGAGCACTAGCGGAGGACGGATCAGCTTCAAGCACACATATTACGCCTAAAGCTTATTATCCGGGAACATAATGGCAAAGTACGCAACAGGTAAATACGCAAGAGCAATATCAGACAGATCTGGTATGGAGTTTCCATACAAAGAAATGGTCAGAGAATGGAATGGTGCTTTTGTACACGTATCTGAATTTGAACCAAAGCAACCACAATTAGAACCAAAACCAATGAACGGTGATTCTATATCTTTAAGACATGTAAGGCCTGATAGAATAGAAACTGCTGTTCCTAAATTGTTACCACTAAATGCATTTACAACAACAAATGGATCTGCAACAATTAGTGTTAATGAACCAGATCATGGTAGATCGACAGGTGATACTGTTAGATTTAGAAGTGCTGAGGTAGTTGGTGGTGTTGCTGCAGCAACGATAAATCTGGCTGCAGGGTATACGATTACTAAAACAAATGATGATAATTATACCTTTGCAACAGCTACAACATCTAGTATAACTGAGACAGGAGGAGGCGGTTCTGCATCAGCAGGACCTGTAACAGTAACGGCATGATTAAAAAAATTAAAAATTTTATTTGTAATTTATTTGGTATTAAGCAATGTGCGTGTCCAGAAGAAGATGAGCATATAGAGTATTATACTAAAGTTCCAGAACCAGAAGTTCCTGTTCACAAAGAAGAGAGTGCATTACATTGTTCTGGTCACACAAGATTTAGAAAAACATGTCCAAGATGTTTAGAAATAGTAGGAGTTAAATAATGGCTGGATTAAGTGCATCGGGATTAAAAACTCAAATAAAAAGTTATACAGAAACAGACTCTAATGTTTTAACAGATGCTGTTTTAGAGAATATAATCTTAAACGCACAGTATAGAATATTTAGAGATGTACCTATTGATGCAGATAGAAAACAACAATCAGGTAATTTAGTGACTGGTCAAGAAACAATTAACGCTCCAGCAGGAGCCGTGTTTATTAGAGGGATACAAGTTTACGATTCTACTTCAGAAATTACAGGGCCTAACGTATGGTTAGAAAAAAAAGATATAACTTATTTACAAGAATACGTATCTTCAACTGCATCAGCTAAAAGAGGTCAACCTAAGTATTATGCCATGTTTGGTGGTGCTACAGGGGAATCAGATACTACTTCTGGAAGAATGATGTTTGCTCCAGTTCCTGACACAACATACAAATTTAGAGTTCATTACAATGCAATGCCAGCATTATTAGAAAATGATGATACTAATTACATTAGTCTTAACTTTCCAAATGGGCTATTATATTGCTGTTTATCAGAGGCATATTCATTTTTAAAAGGTCCAATAGATATGTTGACACTATATGAAAATAAGTATAAACAGGAAGTACAAAAGTTTGCTAACGAGCAAGTTGGTAGGAGACGAAGAGACGACTACACAGACGGAGCAGTTAGAATACCAATTAACTCGGCAAACCCGTAGGAGATTAATTATGGCAATAACATCGGCAATTTGTAACAGCTTTAAACAAGAGATTTTAGTTGGTACACATAACCTTACTGCATCAAGCGGTAATACTTTTAAAATAGCTTTGTACACAAGTTCTGCTTCACTAGGGGCAAGTACAACTGCATATTCAACATCAAACGAAATTTCAAACACATCTGGATCTGCATACACTGCAGGAGGAGCTACTTTAACAAGTGTGACTCCAACTTTAGATTCATCAACTGCAGTTTGTGATTTTGCAGATGTAAGTTTTACCAGTGCAACATTTACAGCAAACGGTGCTTTGATATACAATGATACACAATCGGATAAAGCTGTAGCAGTCATAGCATTTGGTGGAGATAAAACTGTAACAAGTGGAACTTTCACAATTCAATTTCCAACAGCAGACGCATCTAACGCGATCATAAGAATAGCGTAAGGAGAACAACGGATGTCCGTTGACAGAACATACACGGTCACGGTCGTTGGCGGTAATCCATCAAACCATCCATATCACAATTTTGGTTCATCTAATAAATATGCAATCGATGGTTCGACTGCAACCGCAGATGTAACTTTATATCTCGCTGAAGGTAAAACTTATCGTTTCGATCAATCTGATTCTTCTAACTCTGGACACCCTTTAAGATTTTCTACAACTGCAAACGGTACACATTCTGGAGGTAGTGAGTATACCACCGGAGTGACAACCAATGGGACACCGGGTAGCTCAGGAGCATACACACAAATAACTGTAGCCGCTGATGCACCAACTTTATATTATTATTGTACAAATCACTCAGGCATGGGTTGGACTGCAAATACCCCTATAGCTAGTTATGCTAGAACTTTTAATGTAACAGTGGTTGTTACTGGCTCTGGAAATAAATATGTTATTAATGGTGTTCAACAAGACACCGTTTATTTAGCTGAAAATAGCACTTATATTTTTGATCAATCAGATAGTTCAAATTCTGGACATCCTTTTAGATTTTCAACAACGAGCGGTGGTACACATTCAGGTGGAGATGAATATACCACCGGAGTGACAACCAGTGGAACACCAGGTAGTTCTGGCGCGCATACTCAAATTACAGTTGCTAATAACGCTCCTACCTTATACTATTATTGTTCAGTTCACTCAGGAATGGGTGGCACAGCAAACACTCCAACAGGAAACACTTGGGGTCTGTTAGCTTGGAATGATAACACATGGGGCTCTCAAGATGGCACTAGAGTTTCACCCACAGGATTATCTGCCAGTTCATCTATTGGATCAGTCACTGTCTCTGCAGAGATAAATACTGGGTGGGGTAGAGCAGCTTGGAATGATGATGCCTGGGGCATTGCCGGTGATGTATTATTAGATGGGCAACAAGTAACAGCAAGTGTAGGATCACTGTCCCCTGCAGATGTAATGGGACTAACAGGAGTTTCTGCAACAGCAAGTGTTGGATCACCCACGGTTGTAGGAGATATAACGGAGGCACTGACTGGTGTGTCTGCAACATCTTCTGTAGGATCAATTACTCCTGCAGATGTGATGGGACTAACAGGAGTTTCTTCAACATCTTCTGTAGGATCAATTACTCCTGCGGATGTAATGGGACTAACAGGAGTTTCCTCAACAACGTCAGTTGGAACTCTTACTATAAATAGTAATCCAACTGTAGATTTATCAGGAGTATCAGCTACATCTTCTGTGGGTTCTATAACTGTCACGGATGTCATAGGATTAACTGGTGTATCAGCTACATCTGCCGTAGGTTCTTTAACTCCTGCAGATGTTATGGGATTAACTGGTGTATCAGCAACAGCCTCGGTTGCTGCTTTTGGAACTGCTACAGGTTTTGGTATCCAAGCATATCAGGCTATTGACACTGGTTCTAATACAAGTTATACAGACGTAACAGGAAAAGCAGCGTAATAGGAGATAAAAAATTATGGCATCAACATACACACCTTTAGGAGTTGAACTTCAAGCAACTGGTGAAAACGCGGGTACGTGGGGGACAAAAACTAATACAAATTTACAAATTTTAGAACAAATATCTGGTGGATTTACACAACAATCAATAGCTGGTGGAGCACAAACTACAACTTTATCTGTGTCTGATGGATCAACTGGAGCTGTATTATCTCACAGAATGATTGAATTTACAGGTACAATTACAGGAAACCAAATCGTAACAATACCTTTAGATGTTCAAACTTTTTATTTTCTAAGAAACTCAACATCAGGTGCATACACAGTACAATTTAAATATGTTTCTGGATCAGGAGATTCATTTACTTTTTCATCAACTGATAAAGGTGATCAATTAGTTTTTGCAGCAGCAAACGATGGAACAAATCCTGACATTATTACTTTAGCTTTTGGTGATGGTGATGTTACAACAACAGGAACACAAACTTTAACAAACAAAACTTTAACAGCTCCAAAAATTGCAGATGCAGGTTTTATTGCAGACGCAAATGGAGCAGAACAAATTATATTTCAAACAACATCTTCAGCAGTAAATGAATTAGAAGTAACTAATGCAGCTACAGGAAATCCACCAATTTTAGGTGCAAGTGGGGAAACTAATGTTGATGTACATATCAAGCCAAAAGGTTCTGGAGAAACTAGAATCGGAACAGGTGCAGCAGCTGCAACACTTACAACGAGTGGTGCACATGATCTTGTATTAGATACAAACTCAGGAAGTAATTCAGGATCAATTACAATTACTGATGGTGCTAATGGTGATATTTCGGTAGCACCAAATGGAATTGGAAGAGTTTCTTTAGGTGCCGGTGCAATTCAACAACTAACTGAAAAAATTACAGTATCAGCAACAGCAGCTACAGGCACAATTAACTACGATGTTATTACACAAGCAGTTTTATATTTTACATCCGCAGCCTCAGGTAACTTTACGGTTAACTTTAGAGGAGATGGATCAAACACTTTAAATTCTATCATGGACACTGGAGAGTCTCTTACAACTGCTTTCCTAGTAACTAATACAGGGACACCTTATTATAACAACGCTGTAACAATTGATGGATCTTCTATAACTCCAGAGTGGCAGGGTGGTTCAGCCCCAAGTGCTGGAAACGCTAACTCAATTGATGTGTATACTTATACAATAATTAAAACTGGAGATGCCACATTTACAGCATTAGCAGCTCAAACACAGTTTGCGTAATAAAATAGGAGGAGAAAGATTATGCCATTATTAACAACAACCGGGGCAGCATCTGCAAGAGGATTCGGCCGTGGTGGTGGAAAGAAAATTTTTGGTGTATCATATTTGGTCATAGCTGGCGGAGGAGCTGGCGGTGGTCAAAACCCAAACCAATATGGCGGCGGTGGAGCTGGGGGTTTTAGAATTTCTTATGATAGCCCTTTAAATGCATCTAGTGCTATTGATGTTACGGTAGGTGAGCCACTTTCTGTAACAGTAGGTGCAGGAGGTCCAGCAGTTTTTTCTAATTATGGACCTGGTAATACACCAGCTGGCGGTAAAGGAAGCCCATCCTCATTTTCAACTATTACTTCTACAGGTGGTGGATCTGCCGGCGGAGATTCAGGGAGTGCTCCTAACGGAGGTTCTGGTGCTGGAACTAAAAGCTCAAGTCCGGTAAGTAATGGAAACGAAGGTGGTTTTACTCCACCAGAAGGAAATCCTGGAGGTTATTCAAACGGTGTATATCCACAATATTTTTCTGGCGGCGGCGGTGGAGCTGGCAGTGCAGGATCAAACACACCTAGTTCAGGTGGTGGAGCTGGTGGAAATGGATTAGACAGCGGCATATCAGGATCTACAGTCACACGAGGTGGTGGCGGTGGAGGAGGAAGTTTTGCTTTTGGTTCTTACGGTCCTGGCGGAAGCGCAGGTCCAGGAGGCGGAGGTGGAACTCCACTGGGAAATGGCACTGCAAACACTGGCGGTGGAGGAGGAGGATGTCATGGTCCAAATCAACCAGCTGGATCTACAGGTGGCTCGGGCGTTGTAATTCTTAGATATACAACATCAGATGCACCTTCAAATGTTACTGGAGGAACTAAAACAACAAGTGGATCAGACACTATTCACACATTTAATTCGTCAGGGACATTAACGGTAGCGGATTAATTATGGCACATTTTGCAAAATTAGATGACGATAATAGAGTGCTACAAGTAGTTGTAGTTGATAATAATGATGCACCTACAGAGGAAGCTGGTCAACAATTTTTAGAAAATGTTTTTGGTTGGCAAGCATCAAAATGGAAACAAACCTCATACAATACTCGTAATGGTATTCACTATGATGAAAATGGAAATCCATCTGCAGATCAGTCAAAAGCATTAAGAGCAAATTATGCTGGTATAAATGCCATATATAATGAGGAACACGATATTTTTATAGGTTTACAACCTTTTCCTAGCTGGACTTTAAATACAACAACAGGCACATGGGATCCACCAACCCCTAGACCAGAATTTACAGATGCTATTTATGATTGGGACGAAGATACTCAAAGTTGGATAGAAAACAACGAAGGAACTTGATCTTTACAATAGATACTTTATAAGTATTCACGAATGAAGAAAGAAAATCTTACAGAAAAAAATATTTACGTAGACACTTTACCAAACTTATCAAAAGTTAATAATTTAGAACTTGGTAAAAGATTACAAGAAGAATATGATAATTTTATTATTTCACCTTCAAACACATATGAAGATGTAGATATACCTTTTTTAAAAGAAGTAAAATGGATTTCTGATTATATAGAACATAAGTTTCTTTGTTATTATGGTGAAGATATTTATTTAACAGATCATTACATTAATATTCAAAGACCTAACCACATGTCTTTTAAAAGAAATAATATTAAATTAAATGATTTAAGAAACAGTGCAGATTATACAGCGTTATACGTAATTGACGGTAGTGGAAATCTGTATTTAGAATATGATGATAATGTTAAAAAACAACAAACTTTTGTTAATTATATAAAAGAAAAATCTATAGCTATGTTTAATTCAGATATTCAATATTTTATTGATAGAAATAAAACTAACTACAATAGAATAATTTTAACTTTTTTATATAAAAAAAACAAATGAAATTAAATCCTGCTTTTTATCATTTTGATGGATCTTCGCCAAGACTTAATGGATTACCAAACAGGTTTTGTGATGATGTTATTAAATATTGTTTAAATAAAGATGATACTATTGCACGAATTGAAGGCATGGATAAAGCTTCTAATGAGGAAATAATAAAATATCAAAAAGCAAGAAAATCAAATTTAGTTTGGATAGATGAACAATGGATTTATCGTGTTATTCATCCTTATGTTCATGAAGCTAATAGACAGGCAGGATGGAATTTTCAATGGGACTGGTCTGAACCTTGTCAATTTACTAAATATAATCTTAATCAATATTATGATTGGCATTGTGATTCTGTAATAAAAGAAAATAAAAAAATTAGAAAAATATCAATTACGTGTCAATTAAATGATCCTTGTGAGTATGAAGGAGGTGATCTTGAATTTGATCAAAGAAATTATCATCCCGATGAAAGAGATCCTAATAAACATGTTATTAAATGTAATAATTTAAAAAAAGGTTCTGTAGTTGTATTTCCATCATATATGTGGCATAGAGTAAAACCAGTGACTAAAGGAGTTAGATACTCTTTAGTTATATGGAATTTAGGAGAAGCATTTATTTAAATGAAAGAATATAAAAAGCTTCCTCAATTTATGGGTGGTTGGTATATAAATAAAAAACTCACCGATAAATTAATAGAACAGTTTCATGAAAAAACTAATTTTCATCAACCTGGCCATTTTGGTAACAATATTTTAGACAACACAAAAAAGAAAAGCACGGAGATAGCTCTCTCCCCATATATATTAAAAAGCCCTTTTCGTGATTACGTTGAAAGTGTAATCGCCTGTGTGCAAATGTATTATAAAAAATATAAATTTGCAGATGTTGGAGTTTCAGTCAATGGTATCTTTACTGATTATAAAATTCAATGGTATAAACCAAGTGAGGGTTATTATATCTGGCATCCTGAAAAAACTGATTACACTCTTACAGGGGATAGGCATTTAGTTTTTATGACATATTTAAATGATGTTAAAAATGGTGGAACTGAATTTTATTATCAAAAAAAGAAAGTGCCTGCTCAAAAAGGATTGACAATAATATGGCCAGCTGACTGGACATTCACTCATAGAGGTGTTATATCTAACAAAGAAGATAAATACATAGCAACAGGTTGGATAAATTTTTTAAAAAATGAAAGAGTATAATTTTAAAAAAAATAAATTTACAATTATTAAAAAAGCAATATCGTCTGAGCTTGCAGATTTTTTAGGTGACTATTTAGTTATTAAAAGAAACGCAACTGATTTATTATTTAGAACAAAATCTATTTCACCTTTTGAACGTATATTTGGTGCTTTCGGCGACACGCAAGTTTCTGACAGTTATAATATTTATGGAGACGCTGCGTTAGATAATTTACTATTAAAGCTTCAAAATAAGATGGAAAAAGTTTGTCAATTAAAATTATTACCAACATATTCTTATGCTAGAATTTATAAAAAGGGCGATATTTTAGGTAGACATAAAGATAGAAATAGTTGTGAAGTATCTACAACAATTAACTTAGGTGGTGATCCTTGGCCTATATATTTAGAACCATCAGGAGAGACTGATAAAAAAGGTATTAAAGTAGATTTAAAAAAAGGTGATATGTTAGTTTATTCTGGTTGTGAGTTAGAACATTGGAGAGAACAATTTAAAGGTGTAGAGTGTGGTCAAGTTTTTTTACATTACAGAATAAATAATTCAAAAAATAAAAAATATATATTTGATGGTAGATTAGCATTAGGATTACCTCAGTTTGTTCAAAATGATAGTTCTATCCTTTAACGTTAAAGAAAAAGTTAAAAACTTTTATCTTGATTTACTTATTGAAACAATAGAACAAAGACCTAAACCAGAACGTCAAAACGAATATAATAATTATTATTTTAAAAGTAAATATACAAATGAACTTTATGATATTCTCATACCGTTATGTAAAAAACATTTAAATCCTTTTACAATTAAATCTTTAAAATTTGGAACATGGTGTTGTCTATCAGACAAACATTTTAAGATTGGCTTAGACCAATGGCACAATCATAAGAAAAGCGGAACAATAATAGCTGTGTTATATTTGAAAATACCTGATGAGGAAAAACATGGAATTGATTTTAGATTTAATGATAGGGTAAAATTACATAAACCAAAACCTTTTGATTTAATTATTTTTCCTAATTATCTAGATCACAGACCTTATGGTTCAGAAACAGATGAAAAAAGAATCAGTATTAATCTAGAATTACAGTGTAAAGAAAAAGCTGAAGATATTTTTTACGGAATATAAAAAACTGTGGAGTTTATTAATTATTTAAAAAATATAAAATACCCCTCTAAAAAACAAAAACAAAAAGAACTTTGGGACGTAGAGGGTATTATCAAAAATAAATCTAATCAATCTTTAAAATTTGATTTAAGGCCTTTATCTAAACATGGTGATGATATTGGGAAAAAGGGAAGCATCAATACTAAAGCAAATAAAATGGTATTTGAACACAGGGATCAATGGATTCTTGTGGATATAGATGAGCTACACGAATATTTAAAAGAAAAAAAGCTTGAAAAAGTTTATTTACAAGATTTGATATCCAAGTTAGATTGGAATATAATACTACCAAAAATTTAAAAACTATATATAGTCCATTTCTATGTTACAAAAAATAGGATTCGCACCCGGTATCAACAAACAAATCACACCCACAGGAGCTGAAGGCCAATGGATAGATTGTGATAATGTTAGATTTAGATATGGCACACCTGAAAAAATAGGTGGGTGGAATCAGCTAGGCACTGCAAATGAAAATGAACTTACAGGGGCTGGACGTGGGCTTCATCATTTTGTCAACAGTTTAGGTAGAAGATACGCTATTATTGGCACAAACAGAATTTTATACGCTTTCTCTGGAGGTGTATTTTATGATATTCATCCTATTAAAACTACAACAACACTTACAAGTGCGTTTACCACAAGCAACGGATCACCAACTGTTACAATAACTTTCCCAACAGGTCATGGTATTAATCCACAAGATATTATTTTATTAGATAATTTTACTACAATTACAGGATCTAATTTTAGTGCATCAGATTTTGATGACAAAAAATTTATGGTAACATCTGTTCCAACAACAGAAACAATAAC